CTACTCAGTTGAACTTGCTCAAGACTTGAAAGCAATCCACGGATTAGATGCCGAGTCTGAGTTAGCAAACATTCTCTCAACAGAGATACTTGCTGAAATCAACAGAGAAGTTGTTAGAACCGTTTATAGAGGTGCCAAGCCTGGTGCTCAAGCAAACGTTGCTAACGCAGGTGTGTTCGACTTAGACGTTGACTCAAACGGAAGATGGTCAGTTGAGAAATTCAAAGGACTAATGTTCCAGATTGAGAGAGACGCAAACGCAATCGCACAGGAAACTCGTAGAGGGAAGGGTAATGTAATCATCACATCTGCTGATGTTGCTTCTGCTCTTGCTATGTCTGGTGTTCTTGACTATGACTCAGGAATCTCTGGTGCAGTTGGTGGAATCGGAGAGATTGATGACACAGGAAACACATTCGTTGGTACACTCAACGGACGTTTCAAGGTCTACATCGACCCATATTCAGCTAACGTATCTGATAATCAGTACTACGTTGTAGGATACAAAGGATCTAATGCATACGATGCAGGATTATTCTACTGTCCTTACGTTCCGCTACAAATGTACAGAGCAATCGGTCAGGATACATTCCAACCACGTATCGGGTTTAAGACTCGTTACGGAATGGTTCTTAACCCATTTGCTAAGGGACTAACAGCTCTATCTAATAGTGACCCACAGCATTCTACAAACTTGAATGCTAACGCTTACTACAGAAGAGTTAGAGTTGCTAACCTAATGTAATCACGTTACATATCTTTTCAAGAGACCCTACGGGGTCTCTTTTTTTATGTCAAAGACTCCTAACAATAAATAATGTTACAGGAGGTAAAGACGATGAAGATAGAATTCACGTGGGACGAATACGAAGTTCCAGAATATAATCCAGAAAAGCATAATCCAGAGAGGGTCTTTGCTATGCTGTGTTACCGTGGTATTCATTATGCTAAGTGGGTGACACTAGATCCATTTAAAATTAAAACTTGGAAAATACAGTGGGACTAGGCATTTCTTTTTGTTAAGTAAATGACTGACTAGGTATAAATTTTTTAGTAAATAATTATATAGAGTTAGGGGGAAACGATCATGTATCGAGATTCCTTTATTATTACGATTAGGGGAGGGTAAAACCTCCCCTTCTTTTTTGTGTCTAAATATAAACAGATATAATCTTTTATCATGACACCGATAAAATGGTTTGCTGCTACAATAGGAGTAGTAATAGGTGTATCACATATTGGTATGATTGGCATGATCGCCAACAGAAAAGACGGTAAGTTACCTGATCTAGACATACCTGTAGGTCCTTATACTTCATACGTAGTGCAAGCAGACAAAGAGGGATACAAGATCAGTTACACTGCAAACGATCCCAAGACAGCGTATATAACTAAGGACATCAAAGAGAAGGGTGGTTTCTTAGGACTAGCAACAGAGACAACAAAGGTTGTTGAAGAATACTTCATGGATGGTCAGATCAACCAAGGTGGTTCAGTATCTAATGCAAGATCATGGATTGCACCTCTTGATCAGTTTGTACAGGATAACCCAGAACTGTCACAGAAAGACCTTGCCTGTATCAAGGCAGTTGGAAGTGCAGAAGGAACTGGGAGACTGGTTGGCACTAGCGTCGGTGCAGCAGCAGCACCTACTCTTAGCACTATACCATTCGTAGGATGGGTAGCAGCAGGATGGGTAGCAATGTTTGGTGGTAACCAAGGTGCTGAGATCGGTGGTAACATGGCTGAAGATTTAAACAAGAACTGCTAATGGCACAATTTGCACCAAGTAATAAAAACTTTTTATCCCCTGTTGGATTTAAGTTTATAATGAGTAGGACACCTAATGTGGATTACTTTTGTCAGTCTGCCTCTATACCAGAGGTCAGTATTGGTGCAAGAGAAATCTCTACACCTGTCAAAGACTATACTGTGCCAGGTGATAAGATGACCTTTGGCGATCTTAACCTAAGATTCTTAGTTAATGAAGATCTAGACAACTACTTTGAAATATACAAGTGGTTGAAAGGTCTCACTAACCCTATGAATACAGGAAATTTTCAAAAATATATTGATGCTGTAGATGAAAAAGGTAGGGATAATGACTTTACAAAAACCATGTCAGATGCTAGACTATTAGTATTGAACAGTAATTATCAAAGTATTGCTACAGTTAATTTCTTTAATATATTTCCTACGAGTCTAACCACTCTAGAGTTTGACGCATCAGTAACAGACATCAATTACTTTACAGCAGAAGTTAATTTTAAATATACTATCTACGAGATTACGGATAAAGATCAGAAGAAAGTATGAATCTAGACACCTTGAATGATATGTGGGAGAAGGATTCTCCTTTAGATGATGAAAAACTAGACCACGACTCGTTATCCATACCTAAATTACATGCTAAATATTTAAGACTTTACAATAACTTTACTACCCTACGGGATCAGGCAGAGTTAGATGTAAAGCGTACTTACCGTGACAGGTGGGAATACTATACAGGCAAATCGGAAACTCCCTTTCCGCTGAAACTGATCAAGACAGATGTTCCAATATATCTGGAAGCTGATCAAGAATATCAAAAAAGTGTCCTTAAGGCAAAGTATTTAAACCAGATGGTCGATGCAATCAAGACCATTCTCTCGGCTATAAACAACCGTTCATTCCATATAAAGAATGCGGTTGAGTTCGCCAAGTTCCTTAAAGGATATGAAATCTAATGTATTCATTCAGAAGAAGAATGAAGTTTATTTGACAGTTGAGTGTGAACCTCATGTGCAACATGAGTTAGCAGACCAGTTTACTTTTGAGGTACCTGCAGCGAAGTTCATGTCAGCATACAAAAAGAGGTATTGGGATGGGAAAATCAAACTCTTCAGTCCTGCTACGGGTGAGATATATGTTGGTCTTCTACCTTACATTATTGAGTTTTGCGAAGAGAAAGGGTATGAGGTTATCCATAGAGACAATGAATACTATGGTCTTCCATCAGAGATGGATGAATTCGTTACCCCTCAAGGAATAGGAGATTACGTAAAGACTCTCAGACTACCGCACAAGGTCAGAGACTACCAGTATAAGGGAATATACGAAGCACTCAGACACAAAAGAAAACTATTACTGTCTCCCACAGGTTCTGGTAAGTCCTTAATGATCTATGCATTGACTAGATTCTGGACACTCAAAGGATTAAAAACACTTATAGTAGTTCCTACTACATCTCTTGTAGAGCAGATGTATCAGGACTTCAAGGAATATGGATGGGATGTAAAGACTCATTGCCATAGAGTCCGTGGTGGTATAGAACCATCTACTGACAAGGATGTGACAATAACCACATGGCAGTCAGTATATAAACTACCAAGACAATACTTTTCAGACTTCGGTGCTATCATAGGTGACGAAGCACATCTATTCAAAGCAAAGTCTTTGACTAGTATTATGAATAAACTCTATGACTGTAAATACCGCGTTGGTTTTACAGGAACTTTAGATGGCACAGAAACAAATCGCTTAGTGCTCGAAGGTGTATTTGGCACAGTCAATAAGGTTACTAAGACAGAGACCCTTATTAAACAAGGTCATCTATCAGAGTTTCAGATAAAAGTATTAATACTAAAGCATAAAAGAAAACCATTTGATACTTATCAAGAGGAGATGGATTATCTTGTAGAGCATGATCAAAGAAATAAGTTTATACGTAACCTAGTTTGTGACCTATCTGGTAATACACTCGTCCTGTTCAACTACGTTGAACGGCATGGTATGCCCCTTTTTGAATTAATAAATAGCAAGGTAGGGGATAACCGTAAAGTCTTCCTCGTGCATGGTGGTATAGATACTGAAGACCGTGAACAAGCAAGACAGATCGCAGAGACTACAACTGATTCAATTATAGTGGCGTCTTATGGGACTTTCAGCACTGGTATTAATATTAGGAATTTACATAATGTTGTCTTTGCATCGCCTAGTAAAAGCAAAATAAGAAACCTTCAGAGCATTGGTAGAGTTCTAAGAAAGGGTGAACACAAGACCAAAGCAACTCTTTATGACATAGCAGATGATATGTCTAAGGGTCGCAAGAACAACTATACACTCAATCATTTGGTTGAGAGAGTAAAAATATACAATGAAGAAAACTTTGATTATGAATTCATTGATGTCCCAATCAGAGAGTCAAATGGATAAAACAGAATTTCTAGCAGCAATCAAATTGGTATCAGGAGAGGAACTTCTCTCCATGGTGACATCTGTTCATGATGAAAATGGCGACTACCTTATAGTAGAGAACCCAATAGAGATAGAAGAAGTTATAATGCCAAACAAACAGGCGGGAGCAAAAGTTCAACCTTGGATGAAATTTTCAAGAGAAGAACAGTTTGTTATTCCTAAAGAACATATTATTACTATCGTTGAAGTGACTGAAGAGGTAGCAATATTTTACCACATGTCTCTAAGGAAACTTAATAATGATTTTATAACTGACGCTAAGGGTAAGATCTCTACCGTTGATGAAGCTCGTATCAAACTAGATAAGATCTTTAAACAAGGTACTTAATTGTCCCTTGAATTCGCACACTCATAGTGTAATGGTTTTATCACACCTTGTCAAGCCCCCTATTGACACAGGGGTTTTTTTGTTATAAAATACATACATAACGACGTAAATAAATGAAACGTAAAAGAGTTGTATCGGAGCATTATGTAAACAATAAAGAATTCTTAGAAGCACTTGTTGTCTTCAAAGCGAAATGTCTTGCTGCAAAGGAAGCGGGTGAACAGCGTCCGCAGATCAGTAATTACATTGGAGAATGTTTTTTAAAGATTGCTACACATCTATCATACAAACCAAACTTTGTCAATTACATGTTCCGAGAGGATATGATATGTGATGGCATTGAAAACTGTGTGCAATACATAGAAAACTTTAATCCAGAAAAATCTAAGAACCCCTTTGCTTACTTTACTCAGATAATATATTATGCGTTTCTACGTAGAATACAGAAAGAAAAACGTCAGTTGGAAATTAAGAATAAGATACTAGACAAGTCTGGTTACGAGGTTGCCTTCCATACAGATGACAAGTCAGGTTCCTCAGACTATAATACAATTAAGGAGAATGTGCAGATAAAAATTAAATGACCTATCCTGTCACAATCGTCGATAATTTTTTCGAGGATCCTGATGCTGTCG